GGGACAAATAAACGTTCGAGTTGTTATCTATGAACTTCAGTTCCACCATGTGTTCCTGTAGTTCCGATACGAACTCTAGTATTCTTCATCTTTTCGAGAATACCTTTTAGTGTTTGTGCTTTGAAGAGGTGTGCTTCGTCTCCGATGACAATGTCGAAACTTTCCAAGACATTTTTAGGAGCCTTACTAAATGACTGCCAAGTGGTGATGGTGATGTCCGAATCAAAAACAGGCTGACCCGAATAAATTTTACAAATCTTTTCATTGTATCCATATTCTTCAAAATCCTTCGCCATTTGTTCTACTAATGAAGTGGTTGGGACGATAATAATAGTTTTCTTGTTATAATATCTTGCAAGTAAATAAATGATTAATGATTTACCACTTGCAGTTGGAGACAACAATAATTGTCTACCGTATTGAACTGTAGTTCTAAATGCATCTAACTGATAATCTCTAGGTTGAAAAGGAAGACCTAATTCTTCTATGAAACTTTCATCAGGTTCTCTTTCTTTAGTTCCAAGAATATCTGATACACCTTCAAACTCATATCCCCTTTCTCTACAGAACTCGTCCACATATGGAAGTAGTCCTATGTAAATCTTATTTGTTTTGAGAGAGAAGAGTCTAACCTTTCCGTCCCAATAACGGTTCTTAAAACTAGGCATAAACTTTGCGTTTGGAACTGTAAAGGAAAAGAAATCGTAAAGGTCACGTGCAAGTCCATCATCACAATGAACTTTCATAAAGACCTCATCAATCTTTGAGACTTTTACTAAATTAGACATAAGGATAACCGTTACACCATCCAACAAGTGATTTTCTTACACCTCTAATAACTGGGGTGACTTGATGATGAACAAAGGAAGGAAATAATATCATAGTTCCCTTTTCTTTTGCACTGAAGGGTAGTGTTCGAACTAAATCATTAATCCAAATAACTTTACTGTTACTTCTTATTTGATTAAACTGGTCGTGTTGTTCTATCCACTGAAAGTGACCACCTTCATATTCATCAGGGTCGGATAATTGTATGGTCATAGATAATTTTCTATGCATTCCATCTGGCATTATTTCACCACCATGGTCGGTATGCCAAGTGTAATGGTCGTTTTGTTTGACATTAGGTTTATGTTGATAGATGGTATATTGGTATTGTTCGATATATTCTATACCAAAATTCCATCCACTTTCTTGACTACCTTGTCTTACTGCATCATGAATTTTATTGTTTATACTTTGGTCTAATTTATGGTCTTGTATCCATTTAATAGTGGATTGTCTAATAGTAGTATCCTGACCTTGAGTTTCTCTTGGTGGTGCATCAGGGTCGTTATCACCCAGTCCACCAGTGAATCCAGTTTCTTCAGGAATAGTATGTGCAATTTCATGGATACGTGCAACTTCTTGGTCTGTAAAAACATTACCAATCCATACATAATTTTTAAGAATCATTGGCCACCCATAAATTTTCTCCAATCGATTGTATTCTTAATTGTTTGATGTCTCCAAGTAATATTTTCCATACACCTTTTAAGATAATCGATTGTGATATCAAGATACTCTATTTTTGTTTTTATACCTTGCAAATCTTTATCTGCATTGTAGAAATAACTGAAATCAGACTTCATAATTTTAAGACCATCAAAGGGGTCGGGATTCCAACCTAATTCTTTTAATCTATCGTCATCAAGTTTTCTGTTGTACCACATCCATTTTTCTTTCAACATAATGTTATATTGAAACTCTGTTTGTTTTTTCAGAGTTATTTTATCTGTTAAAAGTTCAGAGTATTTTGCATGTAATCTTGGTACATTTAATGATGCAGTGTCAAGTTCGATATCATCTATCTCACAATCTTTTGCCCACATTTCTTTGATTTCATCTAATGTCATAATATACTATTATACTACAGTTTGTAGTATTTAGGAAGATGTTTCTATACGGTAATAAGTGAATCTAAAGGAAACATCTACTGAAATTGTTTCATTGTCAGCACCACTTTCAAAAGTGATTCCCCCTAGAGATATAGGAAATGCATCGTAGAATCTGAAGAATTTATTGGGTAGATTTTTATTAGTGTTAGTGATAAGTGTAATTTGTGAAGTTTGCAATAATGCATCTTCGGAAGAAAAAATATTAGTGTCTGTTGATGTTGTTGTACTTCCTCTCTCGTATGATAAGGGGTCTGCAAGAGGAACGATAGCATCTATCCAATCATATATTTCTTTGTAATTTATTAAATCCTCATCTACCAAAAAGGATACATCTAGAGTACCAAATTCTGCTTTATCGCCTGGATAAAACGCAGATATACCAACACCACTTTCAACACTTAATTCGGTAAAGGACAACTGTGGAATTGTTGCACTCTTGACAAAATATTCGGTAGTTGGTATCTTCTCAATAAGTAATCTAAAATTATTACCATTAAGAAGTGATTTGTTGATATTAGTTGTCAAGTTTTATAATCCTTTTGTTTACGGTAGTGTCATGATAATCGTTACCACGATACTCTCTCTGAACGGTTTCCTCACATAAATATCCATCTTGGATATATCTTGTAACTATAGTTCTACTAATCACATCAGTTGTTTCAATTCCATTAGGAAATGCTTTCCTTTCCCATGGCCCTTCTAAAACGTTCACTGTTCTTTTGAATTGTTCTATATTTGCATAATCTGTCATAATAATCTCCTACCTATATTTATACAATAAAAACCCCACTTGCGTGGGGTTTAAACATCTTAAGGATAGAAAGGGTTATTTGTAATATATGAAGGTAAATTTTTAGATTCACCCAAATTAGACTCTACAGTCTTTCCTTTTTTATGCTTCTTAAGAGTTTTTTTGACTTCACTTCTGATTAGAAGTATTTTTTGATAATTAGTCATAACATCTCCTTTTAAAAAGATGCGTTCCTTCGGTATCATTACCTACTTCCGTCTCTTACGAGATGAACGATGATAATGCGTTCCTTCGTCTTTAGACTACTTCCGTTCACTGCTACATTTAGAGTGAATGAACGATTGTATAAAGTATTTATATAAAAAAAGGGACTCAATAGAGTCCCTTTTAAAATCAGTTATTGATTTTTTACAGAATGTTTGAAACTGCAAATTTTCTGTAGTATTGGTTTGTTCCTGCTGATGCAAGTCCGTTTGAAGGTGTATCACCGACAAATGGGTTAGAAACCATTCCATATCTAGTTTTGAAACCGATTTTTGGTTGGAATGTGTTCTCACCAACTGCACGTACCATTTGTAATGGAACGTATGGGCAGTAGAATAAACCAGCATCGTATGGATTGCTTCCTCTATAACCAACTGTTAAGTAATCAACACCAGCATATGGGTCGATGTATACTTTAACTCTACCGTTTAATAAACCAGCAAAAGTGTTGCCAGTGTCATCAACGTTTAAGTTAGTTGATAAAGCAGGTGCGTAATCTAATACTCCTGCCATTGAAAGAGCAGATGCTACGTCTGAAGAACATAGGATAAAGTTACCTTTACCTCTTCTTGTTTCTTTAGCGATAACATTTGATTCTCTTTCGATTTGGAATAATAATCCTTTGAATTTCTCTACAGACCATCTACCGTTAGCATCAACGTCTAGGTTGAAAGTACCTGCAGAAGCAGTTGCTGATGCACCTGTTTTTGCTTGTACGTTTACTTGTCTTACGACTTCACGGTTAATTTCTGCAAGAATTTCTGATGAAAGAATATTTGCAAGTTCTGATTCTGCATCAAGGCCGTGGATTGCTTTAAGGTCTTGTGCAAGTTCTAAAGTGTACTCTGCTTTTAATGCTCTTGACTTTGCAGTCACAGTTGCTTTCTCAATTGAGAATGCCATTTGTGCAAATCCGTTTGATGCTTCAACATCACCTAATGCCTCTGCAGTTGCAGTTGACATACCAGTTCCTGTTGTATCTTCATATGATGGTGTAGATGTATCAAATGGGTCTGTTATCTGTGCAGCAAGTGGGCCAGCTGCTGTTGGTTGAGCAGCAGAAGAGTAACCAGTGTCTGCTTCGTTAAATAACGCTTCAGTCTTGTCTTCTCTTCCTTGTGTAGGATAATCGTTATATCTTGCTTTCATTGCAAAGATTAATCCTGTTGGGCCTGTCATTGGTTGAACACCGCAAATGTCGTATGCAACGAGATTTGGCATTGCTCTTCGTACTAATGAAATTAGGATTGGCTCCCAATTTGCAACAGCACTTGAACCAGTAGCATTTAAAGGAGCAGCTTCGTTCATAGCAACTCTTTCTTCATTGAGTGCTTTCTCTTGGTTTTCCAAGATTACTGCAGTGACGGCTTTCTTGTAGTTATCCTCGATTTTTGGTAAATCGGAATGTTCTAGAATTGGCTCCCACTTTTCTTGTAAGTTTTCTGATAAAAACATTTCTTTTTCCTTTTAAATGTCCCTTATAAAGGGTTTAGTTTACTTAATGCTTCGGTATACCTTGCCATTTCAGGATTCAATACTTTTTCGGATTTTTCTTCTTCTAAAGTACCTGTTCCTTCTTCAACAATGGTATCCTCTTCAATAGATTCACCTTCAGCAGGGAAATATGCATTTTTTAATTCTGCAACTTTATCTGAAAAGTCTTCTGCATCTTTAAAATCTACTCCTTCTGCAAGTGATACTAATTTCTCTTTTTGTGTATCAGTTAAGTCTTCACAGGCTTCTCTGACAACATTGCCTCTCTTGAGAGTTTCCAACTCTTCAGTGATTTCCATATTCTTGGATACTTCACCGTCAAGTTTTTGTTCCATCTCATCGAGACGATTTGCGAGTTCATCAACGACATCGTACTTGTCTTCAGGAACATCAACGTAGTGTTCTACAAATAATGTTTTTAGACCTTCGATGAAGTTTTCTGTCATTTCTGACCTCAAACCTCTTTCGATTGCAAGTTCGTTTTCTTTTACCCACTCTTCAGCAGTATAAGAAAGATACTTGTTAACAGCTTCTGATAAATCAGATTTTACTGTTTCTATTGAGGTTTTTAATTCTTCTTGATACTGTTCTTCAAGTGCAGATTTAACTTCTTCAACCTTTGAAGATACTGCAGCTTTGAATATAGTTTTTGCTTTCTCTTGGTTTTCTTCGGAAAGTTCGAGTGCTTCTGAAATTGCATTTAGGTCGTCATCTATCTCAATTTCAACTAATTCAGACTCTACTTCTTTTGAGACTTCTTCGTCTACTTCAGAATCAGAAGTTTCTTCAACTTCCTCTTTCTTCATTTTCTTTCCGTAACCTTCGACAAATTTTTCAACGTCTTCTTCAGACATTGACTTTAATGTTTCGACTACTTTTCTAGCTGTTTCTGCTTTGGTCAAACTTTCGTCAACTTCTTCTTCTGATAGTTCACCGATAAGTGATTGAAGTTCTTCCTTTTTCATATCCTTCATATTGTTGACCATGCTTTTGATGTGTTGCATTTTAGAAGGTTTCATTTCATCTAATTTAGACTCTTCTTCCCCTTCTTTTAATTTGTCACCTTTATCAGACTTACTTGCATTTTTTTGTGCAGGGTCTGATGTAACTGGTTTAACTCCACCTTCTGCAGATTTTACAGAACTAACAGCTTTGTCAACAGGATTTTCTTCAGGTTTGACGACTTCAACTTTACCGCCTTCTACTTTTTCAGCATCAGATGAACCTTGTTTGACTGGTTTTGAATCACCTTTTTGTGCACCATCAGTAGGTTGCTTAACTTCTGCAACCACCTCTTCGGTGTTTTCTAGGTTGTTATCTAACTCTGCCATATTTTTCTCCTGTTTGAGTTTACTCTTTTATTTATACGTTAAAGATTCTCAACGAACCTTTTCCATAAATTAATTTTTGTTTCTTCCAGTTGATTTAGTTTTGCACTCTTTAATTCAGATTGCATTTTCTCTATCTCAACTGCAGTAAGTATACCATTTTGATATACCCACTCGACACCTTCCATGATACCTTCAACAAAAGCTTCAGGTGCAGAAGGGTCTGCAACGATATCACCTGCAGTTGCAAGTTGAAAATCGTCTTTAACGTATTGTGCACTTCCTTTGGATTCTAGTGAACGTAGTCCTCTAGAAGAAACACCTAATTTTGCACCATCGTCAATTAAATTTTTTACAATTTGACCGTTTGGTGTTGATAAAATTTTTGCTCTTCCCACATAGTTATTACCATCTTCTTCTAGTTTAGTAATCATGTGAGATACTTTGTCTAAATTAATAGTAGGGCCATCAGGATGTCCTAATTCTCCAAATGCTCTATCTTTCTCGACAAATTCTTTGACGTATCGGTTTACCTCTTTCTTCATAACTTCGTTAGGGTAAACACGACCATTTCTGTTTTTTATTTCGGATTGCATGAAGATACCTTCAATG